CTGCCTTACCGCTTGGCGATGGCGCATCATATACCCAGCTTACTACGTCACACTGCTCCGTTTCCAGAGAGCCGGGAATAATGTGAGGACAATTTTTCCTTGCCCTTTCGGGCTGGTCTGAGCGACAAGGTTTGAACTTGCGGTCCCCTGTTCCCAAAACAGGTGCGATACCAACTTCGCTACGCCCAGATACAAATGCGCCCGGCGGGACTTGAACCCGCACGCCATCTCTGGCAGAAGATCTTAAGTCTCCTGTGTCTGCGATTCCACCACGGGCGCATATAAAAGAAGATCAGAAACAGCCAACCATTCGTTTTACATTCTAGTTTTCTGGCGAACCGAAGAGTATTTATCCGATAGCTAGTCGGCTTACACCTTATTTCTCTTCTTGTCTGGCTTGACGTCCTTTACCGGTATGACGTCTTTCCGGTCGCCAATGTACGGCCAATCCCCGAACGAGCTAGAATAACTGATCTTCATGGTAGGGATAATCGGATTTGAACCGATACGTCTTTCGACACTTGAGTTTGAATCAAGCGTGGCTGCCAATTTCACCATATCCCCATATTGCCGGTCTTTCCCGGCTGTCAGCCCCGCGCAGGGCATTTTCGGAGGAAGAAATATCACGATACTTCGTTAATTATTTTAACGAAAATCACGATAAAATGTCTATTTTAATTCAGCTCTTCTGCTGACTTGCATAGAACTCATTCCGCAGCTGAATGATACCCTTCTTGCTAAACGCCTCTTGATCTTTCTCTCGTTGCTCACGCATCCAACCATAGAATAGGTTATCTTCAGCAGTAAACAGCTTGGCAGTGTTTTCGTAATAACCACGCTTCTGGACACTCTGCATGACACCACGCAAGAACTTCCAGTGCTTATAATAAGGAAGCTTCATCTTAAACATGAAATTGTTGCTATCTCGCAAAACAAATCCTTCAACGTGTTCAAAGCCATGATGCAGATAGTTCTCGTTCATGACTTCCTCGTACCAAGGATAGAATTCACTCCAGTTCTCAAAGGTCTTAACCTTCTCTTTAATCTGCAAATGACACTTTTCAGCAACACGCTTCAGATCATCGTAATCCATCACACTGAAGTTCATATCATTCGCAACAATATCCAGCAAAACAATGTGCGGTTTCTTGTATTCGATGATATGAGCATCATTTACAGGGTCAATCACCTCAAAAATGATGGAACCATTCTCTTTCGCAACTTCCTTCAGGTTCTTACGGTCTTCATCAGAAGTCGTATCCATGAGAATCTTTCGGAACATACCTGCAAAAGGCCCTTCAGGAGTGGATTTACTTGCAATGAACAGACCATCCTGTTCTGCATCATACGAAATGATACCAAGAAATCCGTTCTCTTTTAGATATGCAGTCACCGGGAACTTCAAAGTGTTCTGTAGGTTTCCAATTCTCGTTTCATTCCGCTCATCAACCGCAAAGAACTTATTATAGCTTCGAGCTACAATCTTATTCGTCTTTGTGTTAATGAACAATCCCCTTGCTTTGGTAGAAACCTCATCCCAGTGCTTCTTATAAAATGCTTCACGAGAGAAGTTGAAAGAAGAAATATCTCCAAATCGCTTCTCAAACACATATTTGCTTTGACGCATCTTACTAACAAGTTCTGCGTTATCGAACTCAGTTTTCATTTCAACGGCAGTTTCAGTCTTTGGCTCCTCTTTTCGGAATACATCGTTCTTGGTTTCTACACATTTGATTGACTGACCGTGTTCAAGTTCCACGCAACGGAGATATCCACCAAACTCGATTTTTCCTTCGAGGTTGTAGCACCGATACCCCATATCAATAGGAACATCCTGCACATTTCGATGACCGAAGATCTGAATGTAGCTATCCGGCATCGATTTTTCCCAAGACTCAGCCACGGTTAGCATATCAGGATAGCGACCTACACCTTTAATCATCTGATCAGTAGATACAAAAGGAAGAAAATAAGGCAGATAACTCAAACCACCGTGGCTCACGAAATACCGCTTCCCATCATACTCAAAGTAGGCACACTGGCCGACTCTGGAATAGATCTTACGAGCAGTGTTCTTATCGATACCAGCTTTAAAGAGCTGCGGACGAGTGCAGTTTGTAAACTCTTCACTCTGAACTGGTTCATCATGTCCCCACTTGTTCAGCCAACGCTCGTGATTCCCTTCCAAAAGAATCACATTCTTGCGGTTGTTATTTACAACATCACACAAAAACTTGAATACCTCAACGTTTTCGATGCCACGATCAAGATAATCACCAACGAAGATATAAAGTTCGTCGTCCTTCATCTCACCAAGGTATTCACTAAGGCAAGTGTAGCAGCCATGAATATCACCGATGATATGGATCTTTTTCCACTGGTTGAAGTCATTCGGATAGTAGTTCAAATCGGACATCACATCTGTAGTAGAAGGAAGAACTTTCACGCCAGAAGGAACTTTTTGAGTAACAAACCGAGCGTACATCTTATCAATAGCCGCTTCAGGAACTCGCTTCAGCCATTCTCTCTGAGCGTTTCTTCGTTTGCATTCCTCGATCGGAAGGTCCGTCATGTCAATAACATACATCCGATAACGATACTGTTTTGCAAGATTCTTATAACGATTCATTTCGACCGTCTTGGAGTTCGTTGCATCAATCACGGTAAACTCGCCATGACTCATACGCACCTCAAGCAGTTTAAAAAGCATCTCCCATACAACATCATCATTCTGCGGAGAAATCTCCATCTGCCCGGCAGGTGTTTCCTGTGCGCTTTGGCACATAAGGCGAAGTGTATCAGCACTCAATACGTACTGCTCAAGATTATGCTCTTTAATATAGGTGGACTTCCCACAACCTGGTGCTCCACGGAACAGCAAAAGCGTTCTCATTTACATTTCCCTTTCTAACAAGTATCCTGTGTCACGTAGCTATAATGTTAAAATCAAGGGGCTGAAGCCCCCTGTTTTTAATTTTTGTGGAAGTATTCGACCCAGCCCTTATATCCTTGCCGGAAACTAATATAAGTCACCTTACTGAACGTTCTTCCAATAATGTTTTTAAGAGTATCTTTACTTTTTCCAAGGCTAAGATTAGCAAGGTCAAACTCAGGATGATTTTTATAATAATCATAAACCTTCACATATTCACAATTTCTTGCAAGATGTTGTTGACACAAAACTTTTTTGTTATTTCCTTTCTTGATAATATTATTTAACCGCACAATCTGATTGTGGATTGTATGTGTAGACATCTTCGGGTCACTGTCCATTCCAGTTCTATCCTCTGTTTTACGAAGGATATAATCACCATTTATGACATAAAACGTTCTACAACCTCCCATGTTGGTGGCCTCATATTGTTTCATCTCATAGCACCGCTTAATGATATCCATTAAATTTTCACCAATATCAGTCTTATCAAGAACAGAATTTGATTCAAAATCAACATCGTTGATTTTGAGATTAGAAACTTCTTCAGAGGTGAGCCCAATCCAATACAGCACAGCAATTACATTCATACGAATTTGGTACGGCTCGTTGTATTTATTTAAAAGGTCAACAAACTCATCAGTTGATGCAAAATACTTATCCTCATACATATTGTCTGCACTTACGTCATTTTCATCAAGTTCAGCTAAGTCGTACATACTTATCCGATCCTCACTTTTAAGATAACCAGTGAGTATTGATTTTACATTCTTATATGAACGGCTCGAATTTACCCAGTTATATTTGATGAACATCTTTATGAAATCATTTTTTGTGAAGTTAAACAAATCACATCCACACTCTGATTCGTAATCCATGACATGACGCAATGTCTGAACAACAAATTTGCTACTTCTGTCAGAATACCTTGTAGCAAAAGCTTTAATCTTTTCTTCAGTAAGCATAGTGGCACACTCCCTCTTATTATATGTAGTGTACCATTAACCCTTATAAAAAATCAAGCAAATGCGGCAAAATTCTGAAATTCCATGGTATGTTGTACGCCGCTCAGGAATGCTGCGAGCAAAAACGGTTCATCCTTGCATCTTGCCATTGCGATCATATTCATCTGACGTTCCGACAAGACACCAAGTTTCTTAATGAACTGTCCTTTGTTAAGTGTATCAGTCTCTTCACAGAGAACAATACTGTCAACCTCTAGGAAATCACAGTCTTTCTTTGAGAGTAGAACATGAACCGGAGAGCGCTTGTATATTCTGGAAGACAACGGATTCCCTTTAATTGTGGGGCTAAATAAGTTGCGCTTATTGTTGCTCGTCACAACGAACGGTCGAATACCGCGTTACTGATGACCTGTCGCATTGGATAAATCAACCAACCAAACCTCTCCGACCTTTGGGTCAATATTGTTATCCATAGTCTTTCTCCTCTGTAGTAGTGTAGCTCCGTTCCATAGCTACATTATACAGGATACCATTACAGAAGTCAAGAGGTTTTTGAAAATATTTTTAGTGCCCGTATAGTTCTGGATTTTCCGATACAAATACGCTAGTATCGTCGAAAATCATCTCATACGCTTTCTCTTTATCGTCATTCCTAAGTTCTATTCTCCTTACTTCGTAGCACTTCTGCCGCAACTCAACATGACTTTCATTTCCAAAAAATCCAACGCCTTTGGCAATTCCATGCGTTTCTACGCCAATGTCGTCCATCTTTTTACAGATCATGTGAACATCCACACCATTACAAACAAAACAGACCCACACTCGCTTTTTTCTTATGTACTTCAGAAAATTCTCGACCTGTATAACTTCCAAAACCTTTTTCTCACTCATCGAAATACCGCCTTCCGCTCACATAAACAACTTTCAAGTTACATTATACACATCTTTTTGTTTTCGTCAATATGTTACACATCTTTTTGTTGTATTATTTATCAAAGTTTTAGATGATGCCATTCACTCTGTATCATTCACAACCAACTCTTTGTTGTAATAAAACCTATGTGCGCCAAATTGTCCAGCAAAGGTTGCTCCACGCTCGTGCCAACTGCCTGGAGCTGCCGCCGGGGTCACAAACCACTGAATTGGCTTATTTGAAATTTTAGCGCCGTAATCAAACACCATAGACACAGCCAGTTCATTCTCTGCCGTCACCTTCCTATTATATAAGGAACTATAACCATACTTCTTAAAGACCTGCTGAATGGTTAGACCGTCAAGTACAGCGGAATCATAAAGACATTGAGCCACAGCCATCTGACCCTCTAAGCTATCAGCACCTGCTTCACAAGCAACAATCTGCTCCGCAAGAGCACGCTCATCATCAGTGAGTTCGCGCTTTTCCTGACTGAAGTTCACAATCCGCGTCTCAATAACAGTCTCTACAATGACTTCTGGCTCTTTTTCCTCTTGTTGCACAATACTAACTGCCGGAGGACTACTATTATAAAGGTATGAATCGTTCTGATTCTGAATCACCGGGCTGATCTTCGATACCAGATTCCCTGCCAGCAGACACATTATACACACAATAGCAATACTTTGCTCACGATTTGTTAACAAATTAGAGTTAATAAAAATCACTTCCTTTCAAAAATATTGGTTCTATCAAATCTTTAAAGACTCCTCATTTACAGTCATCACAAGCTCGTTGACCCGCTTCCAATCAACATTGTCCGGCAGGTAAGTCTCACTCTTGTCAACTGATAATCTGCTTTCATAGGCCGGAATCAGTTGCTGACGAATCTCTTTGTAATCATATTCACCGTTGCGAAGCTGCGTCAGGAAGTTATGATCATTGTCTCGATAGGTTTTAATTTCACCTTTTTCCAAGATGTCAAAGAGCATCAGGTATACACGAACTGCATTCATTACCGTCTTGTGCATTTTCTTTGAATTATGGTAGATTGGATCTTTGTCTAATGTATCAGACTTCTGAATCAGCTTGCCTGCAAAACCTCCAAACGAGTAAATCACACGCTTTGAAAGGAATAGGTTTTTATTGTCCATAAGTAGCTGCGTCATTGGGTTATAGCTAATAACGAGTTCATCGGCATTCCCTAACTGTTCCAGCATATTGGGATTTCCACTACACATCAATTTCACAGCTTTGTTAAAACTATAAATCGTTGTATCAGTTTGAGTATCCACATAATGCTCAAACTCACCGAGACCAAGAAGGTCTTCTTTCGAGTTCAGCGCCACACCTCGGATATCAAGATCCGAGCCCTCAATATTTGTCCCATAAGCATGACTGCCACCGACCGTTACGAACATCATATGCTTGCCAAGATGCTCATTCTCCCGAAGAAAATTATATTCTGGAAAGCATAACGCTCCAAGCAATTCATTTCTTGTCATATCTATCTCCTTCTTCAAAAAGCATACCCACGCACATTATTATGCAGCGGTGGTTCAATTTCAAATGCCTTGTCGCTCTTGGCATCATACTTGAACCACTTCGTCAGCTCGGCCACAGGATGGAATCCTTCCTCATACCCTTCGATCACCGCGTAATTGTAGCAGTGTTCAAAGACATCAGCTACATTGTCAATCACAGACTGGACAGCTTCTTTCAAATCCGTGAAGTATCCGGCGATCCAACTGTCATCCGGCATCCAGTAGATTCCTTTTGTATTTGACACTGGCGAACTAAATTTCGCATTCTGCTCGTTCTTAAACGAGTCAATCATTGTTACGGTAAAAATCATTATAAAACCATTTCCCTTAGAACTTAGTTTTTATTCGACTCAGCTAACTGAAGTTCTTCCAACGAAAACGAAAGTCTTCCACCTCCGCAAAAAGTAGTGAACTCAACAATGGCGGTACCTCCGTCGATTTCATCGATAATGCCTTCGCACCAATCTTCAGCGTAAACTTTATCTCCAACTTTCATAACTACTCACTCCTTAATTCTCAGCTTTTATCGTTGCTCTGCATAGCTGCAAAAGTCATCAGACTTTGTATACACGGGTCTGGAGTCATCTATTGTGAAATGAGCACAACTACACGACTCTCCCTGATTATCCCATGTGTTCCACAACTCACAGTCCTTACAGCGAACAACTTTGATTGCATCCACTTCTTGGGCTTTATTTAATCGGCTTCGCAAGGTTCTATATAATGTCTCCTTGTTAGAATCCACTTTATCAACGCCAATCATTGGTTCATACATCCCACAGCGAATCCATTCTTGTTGATAAAAGGCATCTGCGTCAATAATTCTTCCCATGGCATTTCACCTCTTTTTTTATCTCAGCTTTTATCAATCATTGCAGTCTTTTCATTCCAATACTCTTCAGCCTCTTTAGCAGAATTAAAAAACAACCCTCCAAGTGCTTCTTCTTGGTCATCACAGCGAAGAATGCAGCTCATCCATTCTTCGTGATGTAAGGCATACAATGCCATACCGTAATCCGGGTCTTTCTCAAAATCACATCCGAGAGAACCTTTCCACTTTTCGTCAACATCGTACACACCAATGGAAACCGCTTCATGCCCACAAAATGGGCACTTATTCAATTTAACCATCCTACAATCTCCTTAAATCTTAACTTTTATCAACTCGTTTATTCCAAGCATTTACTGCATCCAAAAGCGTATTATTATCTGGTGTTCCACAATTAACAAAATCATCATAATACGCTTTTGTTCTCAGTCCACAATAATCACATACGACTTGCGCTCTACGTTTAAAAAGCGTTGCTGGTCCCCACAATATGGGCACGATTTCAAATTATCCATTTTGATCATCATTCCCATGTTCCATTTCCAGCCGTTCGCTCTGATCATCAGCGAGGGAAGCTACTTTCATCATACTATACACAAACATAATGTCTGCTACCATAAACAAAATTATCATGATCCACATTATATTAACCACCTTCCTGCGCTTGCATTCTGTGGTTATGCAAAGCATAACAGCATAACCAGTTATCGTCAAGCTTTTTCCAGTAATTTCCTAACTACTTATACTTTCGAATCAATTCAGATAGCTCCATCAGCAAATCAGTGTCTTTAAGATGCTGCTCTGCCGGATAATACGGGGTTTGACCGCGCTCAATAGTTCTTGCCTGAGCCATCCGTAGAATTTCTTCATTTGTCAAATTCTGTTTCATATTATCATAGTACCTAAGTTATTTATTTTTCTTAATTTTTTCTAAAACCCGGATTTTATCAATCTTTGTTGTGGTCTACCTCAGTATCATCTGTCACACCAGCAATAAAAATCTTGTGCCTACCATTCTCGTTACGCCGATGGTCGCCACCAAGAATGTCAATTGTCATAAGAATTGTGTTGTAGTAATCATATGCTCGGAACTCTTGCATCTTGTTTTGAAAATAATTTAGTTCTAAATCTTTCCAAACATTATCTAGGTGGCATTCCAGCTTACAAATACCTTCGCGCAGCGCACTAATTTTCTTATTGTTGTTTTCCATTTTTAAATCCTCCAATCAAACTTCTGACCACAATCTCTGCAATAATGGTCATACTCACTTGTAATTACGGTATTGCATTTGGGACAACGAAAACTTCCACACTTCGGATCAACGACAACTTTTTCACCCTCAATACGGCTAAAATAGTCATCAAGTACATCACTTAAAATCATTTTTCCACGCCAGCCAAGATCATTTTGCTGAATATTCTTCGTGAGAATCCGATACGCGCTAATAATTTCACGCTTTGTATATCTCATATTTACCTCCACAGAATTTAGGTTTTATATGGGTCTACGTCAAAAGCTTCTTTGATATATTCTGCCTTAACCCTTTCGAGCACTTCATCGACTATGTTAATAGCAATTTCTAACCCATGCACTTTACCATGTAGATATATTCTGCCACCATTCTTTTTCATATCGAGAGCAGACTCAAAATGCTCTCGTCTAGCGTCAATGTATTCATCATATAATCGATTGTAAATTTCTTCCAGTTCTTTCATATTCATGCCTCCACTTAAAACGCAAACGGATTATTATTCATTGTTATTATAAGTGCCATATTCAAAATAAACATCATAAACACGGTCATTCCTTATCACCTCAATCTCTAAACTCAATATCTACAACAATATTCTCAGGCTCTGTCATGTACCTTCGTGCCAGCAGCTCTACCATGCGTTCCTTGTCCCCAAGATTGCTATTACGCAAAAGATACGAACAAACTTGCCTGCCCCTGTACAAGAACACAGCCCATGCACTTCTCTTTAATGGGTTTGTGGTCTTAATCATTCCATCGCTTCCTCCAGAGATGTGGTCACGTCACCAAAGTCAAAATCCAAAGCACCAATCATATCGTCAAGAGAATCCACAGCATCGGACAGGTTTGTGCAAGCACCATCTGCCTTATCATATCGTTCACTTCCCTGCAGGTTCTCCGGCATATTATCACGATACTCTTCTTCTTCCCACTGAATGTTCTCGACGTCTGATTTTACACTTTCGATCTCCGACACAAGCTCTTCCAGCTTCTTACGGATGGAATCAAAACGGTCGATGGTCTGCTTAATAGCTTTTCTACGAGTATTGTTCATTTTCAAATCTCCTTTCAATCTACAATACCAAGCTTGCAAATGTTTTTCGGATCAGTGATGTAACCAAACGTCAACGTGTTTCGCAGATACCCTTTGTACTCAAATCCACGGTCACGAGCCGCCAGACGACACACATCTCGAATTGCAGATTCTCTCGGCCAAGAGATCCCAGCCAGCTGATACTTCCACTGAAGATCCCTCAGCTTCTGCCACTCAATCACAGGCTTCTTTTCGTCCTCAAAGCACAAACCATTCTGTACGGCATACTTCAAAGCATCACACCGCCTACTCTCTTCCGATGTACAGGTTCCCCATTCATTTTCCAGACGGCGATACGCTCTATCAAACGGTGCTTGCTTTACTGCATCAATTCCAAATGCTGCGCCAAGTAAACCCAAACCAAGTAACAATCCCATAATTTAAACCTCCTAAAATCACTCTTTTATGCGTCTTTCTTCAATCTGCCCAAACTACGATTTAAAGCTGCATTCTTGAGCCAGTCATTTCCACTAGGCGTTTGTCTATCCACTCTTAGATTACGACCAGAGCCTATCGGGCACACCCGGCGGTAATCGTCAACAGTCTTGCAACCAAGAGATTCTGCTTCATCCAGAGCTTTTCGCACATAAGCCCATGTGCTACCGCCGAGATCAGAACACTTACCAATCACGGCAAGCACAAGTTCGTCACCCATGCGCTCAACATATTCTGCTAAAGCCTTTTGACCAGTAGCACCAAGCTTCCCGATATTTTCTCGGAAAACATCCTCGATAGGTTTCGTCGTTGTCGTCTCATCACTAGACGAAGACGACCTTTTCCTAAGTCCTTTGTCCTTAGTCCTATGTCCAGCTTGTTTTTGGTTGTTTTTGCTTGTTTTCTTTTCTGCATTGTTATTTTCTAACGGAGCACCGCCAAGTTTTCCAATATCAGATTTCTTTTTTGTATAAGCGGCATCTTCATCAAGCTCTCTTTTGATAGCAGGCCAAGTGAACCGTTCATTCCCGTTGAATTCTGGCTCTACTCCGAGCGACTTATATTTCATCATCGCTCGCACCAGTCGCCCCACTTCAGCGTCACTGAGCGGTTCAAAATAACTTTCGTAGCTATCCCAGAGTTTAATGTACATCTTTGCCATCAATCATTTTCTCCAATTCTTTCAAGCTAACAGGAATGTAGCCGCCACCACAATCCGTCTTGAAAAAGACCTCTGCGAAGCCCATCTTTGATATGTATTTAACAGTTCCTTTAAGTAAATGATTCAAGATCACGCAGTCTCCTTCCTTAAACTCTTCTATGTCATTGGACTCATCGCCAATAATCATTTTTAATCACTCCTTATTTTCACTATGAGTGTCCACGCCATAATCAATCCCAGAGTAGTATTCATCATCAACTTCTTCATCAAGACCAATATAGCGAAGCGTAATTGCCTGACTACTATGATTAAGACTATGCTGTAACCAAGCTAAGGCTTTTACATCGTTTGGATGAGATGCAATAAACTGATATCCAAAGGTTTTCCGACAACTATGAGAACCAAGCTGGACAGGAAGATTTAATTCCTTACCAACTTGACGCATAATCCTACCAAAAGAATCCACATCAAGCGGATCTCCCGTTTCTTTTGGATTTGCATCGTACTTACGGAACACATCAGACTTGCTTACGCTCGTTCCACCGTTTGTTCTCATGGAGTTCTTCCAACTGCCTTGCCGAGACGGGAAGAGCCAATCGTCATAAGACAATCCATCAATATTGATATAAGTTTGAATACACTTTAGTGCCGGGACCGGAACTTTAAGAATGCGATACTTATTTGTTTTCTTTTCCTTAACACGAAGTTTTGCGTTGAAATTCACCACAACCTTTCCATTCATATCTGTAGCTGCTACATCAGAAACCTTTAAACGAAGCAAATCACTTGCTCTGAATCCTGTGCAACATCCTACATTAAACAAGCACCAGTTGCGGTACTGACGTTTAATCCAGAAATATTCTGAAATACGTTTGATATCCTCTTTGTCTTTAATTGGCTGAACTGACCCATGATTTGCTTCCATACGAGTCAGGCTATAATTTTTTTTAACTACTTTCTGACGTTTTTCTTTGTTAGAAGAATCATAGTCAGAAAAATCAAGAGCAACAGTATTTTCGATTTTCTTTTCGTTTTCAAGCGCACTCATCACATTCACCTCAAATTCCATACTTCAAGCAATACTTACCGTAAGATAATCCTTCAGCATCTGCCATTCTCACAATCTCAACAAATGTTGGTTTATGTTTCTTTTTATTCTTGCATCGAATGGATGCCTCATTTCTTATTATCTTACGACATTCATCACAATAGAGCTTTCCACATTTAGGGCCATACCATGTAATGCCACAGCGATTACACGTTATGTTTCCATATACCATCATAATTCACACCTCAAACTTGTCAATTTTCCAATGATGTCGATAGTAATTTCCAGAGCTCTCACTAACAACGGATGCCTCACATGAATCACACCACGTTTCGTTCTGGTTCACACTATTTCCTTCAGAATCCCGGCAATCCTTATAAAGCAAGAACATCTTTTCAGACAACTTCTCTTTATCTTTGTTAATGGTAATAATATTACCTTCTGCGTAAAAATCGCTAGAATCAATACATTCGTGTAAAATATGAATCGTCATTTTTATGTACCTCAATTCTTTTCAAACAGATCGTCACGAACTTTCGGAGTAAACTGACGAGTGCCAAGCTGCTCAATAGCAGTTTCCAGCTTACCATCTCCCCATTCTCTGGTTTCTGTATTCATAACAATTTCAAGCAAAAGCTTTGCGTCCTTAGCTTCTCTACGCTTCCGGCGAGCCTTTTTAAGTTCTGCCATAAGCTGATAGCCTTGCGCTGCGTTTACAGTTTTAAACTCAATAGCGTGCTCAAGATCATCAATTTCATCACTTGCAGCAGTCAAATCACCGTACACTTTTGAATACAGCTCTTTTAGATTACACATGATTTTATCTGTGATAATTAGATTCTTTTTAAGTTCCGCCAGCCATTCAGAATCTTCCATGTGAAACGCGTATGTATTTTGTTTTACAGCCGGAACCGTTATATTCGGACTCTTGCCTACGATGGTAGCTTCATCCATAGACTTCGGTGCGTAGTGCCCGTTCTTATACCCGGCGGGAAGCTTGTTGATCTCACAAATCGCCAGTCCCTTAGATTCAAACTGTAATGCCAGATTGATATCACAGGTGGCACAAATTCGACCTCCCTTCCGTTTCATAATATAGTTGTGACCATTCGAGATTACGTACATTACTTACTCTCCTGCTCTTTCATCAGCTCTTTAACCGCTTTCTTGAACATCCGCATAGCCTTGTCATTCTCAAGGAATACTTTTGTCTTGGGACTCGGAACACGACCATGAATACGCTTATACTGCTTCATCATGTTTTCCATCTTAGTGAATCCAATCTTGTTGTAAACCATACGATAGGTTTTATGATAATGAATAGTTTTATCACCGAGTTTTTGAGCCAACGGTTCAATAATCGGAACCAGACGAGTTGCCGTTTCACTCTGTTTCTTAGGCTTCTCATCCACAACTTCTTTAACTTCAACTTCAACCACATGATCGTCGTTTACATTCACTTCTGGAGCTGCTTCAATAGTTTTCAAAACCGGACGAAGTTCATTCTGATTTTGATGCAGACGCTCAATAGATGCTGCGTACATATCTGCAACAACAGCACCCATAATGGATTTCCAGATGGAGTCCTCTTCGATAATATCAATCGTAGAGATTTTTCCACTACGATTCGTTCTCTTAATATACTTTGCACGAGCATCTTCCAAAACGAAACCATAATTACGATTCAGATATTCATAAATCTTGTGAATCGTCTCTTTATTCGTGTAACCTTTGGTATTTGCAATCACACCAATCTTGCTATACAAATCTTTACGCCAGTCACTCATTTCATCCTGAAACACATTGCGAGGAGTATAACTCTTAGCACGAATCGCGTTATCCATCTGCTTGTCCTTAATCTGATGGACACACTGAGATACGCTGCTAATCACATTCAGTGCTTCATTACTAGTAGCGCGAGCTTCTTCAATCTGTTCACTAAGATCTTTGCGAGTGGAATTGAGTTCGCTCTGAAGGCTCTTCATGCTATCAAACAGAGCGTGAAGTCTTACATCAATAAACTCCTTACTCAGTGCTGCGTCCATATTAGGAGTAGCCAAAACGGAATCACCACGCATCAAAGATTCCATAATGTCCCAACAGAAATCCATAAACGCATCTGCCTTCGGCTGACGAGACAGACGGCAAATTTCCATCACGCCACGCAAACTGTAACAAATAATTTCACGCTCTTTCGTGATTCCGCCTTCAACTGTCGTCAATTTGACGACAGTTGATAAGGAGTCCAGACGGTCTGCATTACGCTCATGGATCTTCGCAATGTACTTTCGAGGTTCTTTACATTCCAGTGCTCGCCCAATCTGTTCACGGGTCATATAATACTGATGTTTATCATTCTGGTACACATCCACATTCAGTGCACCGAATTGCTTAGAGGTTATTACGGTCATAGGATTGTTGGTAGTCATTTTGTTTACTCCTTTGTATTTATTAAGAAAAATCTGCGGTCAAATCTTCAAACGGCCAGCTCTTATGATTCGTGTACTCATCACTGAACACATCCATCCAAAGATAATTTTCAATATCACCACTACTTTCGTAATTGATACTGGACAGGTTAATTACTTCGCCATCATTTCTTTTAAGGTAAATCACAATCTCAGGATATGGCTCTGTAAAGCCTTCTGCGACAATCTTTCCGATAGGTGTATCAATCGCGAATTGCTTTTCATTCATTTTATCTTCCCTCCTAGAAGAACTGTTTTATCAAGAACGTCGCAAATCAATAACACGAATAGCCCATTCTAGCGCATTCACAATACCACCATAGTAATTTTCTTCTTCCGATGTATAGGCACGTTCATAAAGATCCTCGTAGTATTTTCGTTCACTCTCAAAGATTTTTATAATTTCATCCAATTTATCCATATCGTCACCTCAAAACTGATAGTTCCAGAACAACTTTGCATTGTCGGTAATGGTCTGCAAATAACTAATGTACTCATTAAAGGAGCACACGCCCTTCATTTTCATCTTGCGTGCTCCAACAGCTCGTGCAGCCACCTTCGGATCATAATCAACAGCATCAATAAATGCACTATCAATCATCTTCTGCTCAAAATCCTTAATCTCATTGATATTCATACTCATATTTATTCCTCACATAAATTTTCAATCTTACGAGTCACTTTAAATCCCTGCCAAGTCCAACTCATATCTTTGTTACCGACCAACGCAACCATTCCTTCTGGGTCAAATGCGATCTGAAAATCCTGATAACCAGAATAAGTTTCCATACACTCCTCTGCATCTCTTTTTATGAAATCCTTCGCCGCCTGTTCACTCTTAAAAAACTCCGGCTCAAATGCTGCGCCGTCAACACTGCATTCAATAACGCACCAAATCTCATCGCACAGTTCCATTTTCAAATCTCCTTACTCAAAATCCCACCATGCGTTAATTCAGCACCGGAATTTCCATTATCACTGATATAGACGTTAAACAAACCACTTCTAACACGTTCAATATCAATATCAATATTCATTTTCATGTTTCATACCTCATCAAAATTTACATTTTCTAGCACTTTATTACCATGTTTTACAATGATATTTTTAAACCAACTTTCATTCTTTTTCCACCACAATTCAGCCCACTTCGGAGTTAGCACAATTCCTTTTCACTTTGTGATATATAATGTCATCCGTGTACCAACGTGTTTCGGCGAACCAATATTTATCTCCACTATCATCTTCTTTCTGATCGTCTCCGATATAATTTGGACAGAAATCCGTATAAAACCAAACCCAAATTCTTTCAATATTCCAATCAATTCCACCCCACTGTTGTTCAACATCTTTTACCTCATCTCGGAGATATAGTTCTGACAGTATTCCATCATCGTGCTCCCGAATCCACTTCTCGGTCACATTAAATTCTTCTGCAAGTTTGTCAACTTCAAATAACCACATACCAAAATCCGTATTCTTAGTGCCATACTCTACCATATAATCAGCAATCTGACGCTCCATCATGTTGTCATCCATTTTATTTTCCTCCTAAAACTCAACATTTATTTCAATTCTTCCAGAAGTTCAAGGTACTGAGGATAAATCTCGTCCATGATGATTTGACGTTCGATTTTCTCAACCTCTTCGTTTCCGTTGTACAAGGCATCCGCTTGTCGCTGCGTCAGCTGCATTCCTGCGATAAGTTTGAAGTCATCGCCGCTGAGATCTTCAGTCTTAACATCTCCATCGTGCACGTTGATGTGGGCGTAGATGTCAAGCACGACGGCTTGCTCGTCGTTCTGAATCTCTTCTTCTGACCATTCTCGATTGTACTTCCGCAGGGACTGGGTGCGAAGTTCATCGACCTCAAGCTCTGTTCCGGTGGACATAACCTTGGCTGCGAACTCGTCAGCAGTGAGCTTTTTCATAGCTAAACACTCCTTAGCATTTATCAAAGTTACAAGTGACGGTCACAACCTTCTCTGCGCAACCGATACGATACCGATATTCCTTCAATGCCTTTTCAAGACTACAACCAACACTGTATACAATACCGTTTTCAAACACGTCAGAACCGATAAATCCGAATGCTCTGTCAATCTCCTTCCATTCTCCGTGTTCTTCTCGATAAAGCGTATAGCCGTAGTTCTCACCGGAAAGATAATCGCTATAAGTTTTTACCTCATCACGCATAATTCGTTCTGCTTCATTTTTGGTATTATCCGAACCATCTGTAATAGCTGTCACAATCCAACCATCATTACTATCATCCCATGAACCTCTGAACCGAGTATCGCAATCCATAGACAAGCCAGAATGGTTATGCAATCTGAGTGGAAGCCATGCGATGTGTTTATCAAGAAGAATCTGACAATCACGAATAGAAAAATCACCACGAACATACGTCACAATTTCATTGTATTTCAAATTGCTATACCAAGGATTGGCTTGATCTTCACGACAACAAATCTCATAATGAGTTTCTTCAATACTACTGTTATCGTTGTCAATAACCACACAGGATTCTTCTAGTTTCATGTCAATCAAGGCATTGATAATTTCTTCATCAGAGCAATACTTGTAAACAAGATTGTTCCAAAACTCTTCTGCCGTGCTTGCATCGACCTTATCACCAAGACGGTAACGAGGATGGAAACAAGCCATCACGGAATCGTGGTCGTCCCACCAACGAGGGTTATTGTCTGCAACGTCGTCGTGCTGAATATGTAAGCAATACAGGTTGTCGCCGCAAGTCCATTTTATGATTTCATCATCGTAGCAATACAATTTTCCCATATCTAAAATCTCCCTTTTATAAAATAATTCCGTAATTCTTCATTCTTTCGATTGTTTTAATAGACTTTTTAATTCCGGCTGCTTTGCCATAATACAATGTCATTCTCTTTTCATCGCCTTCTTTTTGTGCAGTGTAAACAATATCTTGGCAATAAGAATATTCGTCCTTCAAGGCATTGATAATCTTTTCAGTGTCACTCATATTCACTCACCTCTTATGCGCTTGCCTTTT